TCAGCCTCATGCGGGCCTCAGATCGACGGTCCAGACGAGCCGCTCGCGGTCGCGGACGGGCTCGCCCTGAATGAGGAAGGCGTCGCCGTCGATCTCGATCCGGTCGCCGGGACGCGGGCTCGCCACCTCGGCTACGCGCAGGTCGATCCGGGTGGTCTCGGACCAGAGCCGCGCGTCGCCGAAGTCGGAGACGGCATCCGCACGTCGGGCGACGACGCGCACTAGCAGGGGCGCGCCGACGTCGGCGACGTAGATCGCGTCCCGGCCGATGTTGGGATCGGCAAAGAGCGCGTCGAGAGCGGATGCGAACGCGCTGATCATTGCTATACTGCTCCCATGAAACAGGAATCGATTTCAGAACGCCCGATGAAGTTTCGGGCCATTCGGGCGCTGTCAGAGGCGTTCTCTCGTCAGCACCCAGACATCGCGCTCGACTTGAACGGTTACGCTGCCGATTTCCACGGCACCCTCCTTCCAGGGGTCTCGCCCGAGGATTTCGAAGGAGACCTGTCTTCGGGAGACGGCAACGAACTGGAGACCAAGTTCAGGGCGGCACACTCGTCATCGGGACTGGCGGTGAACTGCTTCGCACCGTTCAGGCAGCGGATCGCCGATCTGACGATGCCGGGACACTCCGGGTTCGATACGCTGCAGTTCGAACGGAAATGCCCGACCGGTCTCCGAGGCGGGCGAGCACCCAATCTCGATGTCGTGCTGTCTGGCCCGAACAGTGTGTTGGCCATCGAATCCAAGCTGACCGAGTACCTTTCGGCACATCGGGCCAATTTCTCGCCTGCCTACGAGGCGCAGATCAGGGATGCACGGCGCGACCAGGGATACTTTCGCGAGATGCTCCGTCTCCAAGATCGCCCGGACCATTACACTTGGCTCGACGCCGCACAGCTCATCAAACATGCGTTCGGTCTGGCTCGTAGCTTCCCCGACCGCCCCGTGACGCTGCTCTATCTGTTTTGGGAACCTGCGAACCCGAACGCCGGTCCCGAGTTCGCGGCCCATCGCGACGAGATAGATGAGTTCAGGGCGCGCGTGGCAGGATCGTCACCAGCGTTCGAGGCGATGAGCTATCCGGAGCTATGGCAATCCTGGCGCGACAGTGCCCCGACACCGGGATGGCTGGATGAGCATCTCGAGAACCTGCAGGGACGTTATCTGGTCAGCATCTGAGCGTTTCAGAACATCGCGTTCAGGCGCACCCGACCGATGGTGTCGCCCGCGCCGCTCGCCACCGCCTCGACGGCCGCGCCAATCAGCGTGTTGTCTGTCGCAACGGTGGTGCAGCGCTTGTTGGTGTTGTCCCAATAGACCTTGGCGCCGACGGTCCAGGCCTGCGAGCCGATCTTGGTGATGTCGAACACGCCGACAAGCGCTGTCTCGATGGGTTCGCCGATGGCGGCGGTGCTGGAGGCCACACCGAAGATGGAGCCGACGAGCAGGCCATCGCCGGAGGCGACGGCATAGGGTGCGGTCAGGGTGATGGTGTTGCCGGGCTGGACGTAGTTTTTCATGGGGGTGATCCTCGTGGAAAGACGAAGGGCGGCCCGTCAGGACCGCCCGCGTGTTCAGGATGGGTGCTTTACGCGCCCGGGTTCTTGTAGAGACCGCGCCAGTCGATGGCCTTGGCGCCGAAGTCGAGGCGGCACTTGATCTCGACCCCGTCGACGTCGAAGCCGTTGCGCGTCTCGATGTAGGCGCCCTGCTGACCCTCGAGATAGGCGTACTCGATGGTGTCGATCTGGTTCGGGCTGGCCGCCAGATACCAGGCGGTCTCGCTGGCGGCGTCGAGGCGCGGCTCGCTGATCGGCGCGAGGGTGCGGATCGACTGCGGCACCACGCTGGACGTCGCGGCGGGCACCAGGTTCTGCGCGACCAGTTGCTCGGCCTTCAGTTCCAGCGAGGCGGGCACGATCAGGAAGGCCGGGCGGACGTTCAGCACCGTCTTCTTGTCGAGCCCCGTCTGCTTGGCCATCGCCGCCCGCGCCGCACCGACGCTGCTGACATCAAGCGCCGCGCCGGTGCCCGCGAGGTTCTTGTGCGTGGTGTGGAAGAGCGCGTTGCCGTCGGCCATCGCCGGGTTGGCGGTGATGATGCCCCAGACCACGTCCGACTCCAGCTGCGCGATGGAGTTGCCGTACATCGCCGGGATCCGGGTGAAGGCGTCGAGATCGTCGTTGATCAGCGTCTGGCGGGTGATCGCGACCACCCGGCCATAGGTCTTGACCTTGTAGCTCTCCTTGCTCTCGCCAAGCGTACCGCGCTTGAACTCGCCGCTCTCGCCGACTTCCAGCAGCTGCGGCGCTTCGCCGAGCTGGACCCGGTGCATCGCCTTGAAGTCGGTGGCGAGCACCTGGCGGCAGAACAGCATGAACGTCCGGGGATAGGCCTCGTAGGCCTGCCGCAGCGTCTTGTTGGTCACCGCCGACAGGATCTCGGGGAAGTCCGAGGTCGAGTGCAGCGCCCGCGTCGCCACCTCGTCGCGCGACAGGCCGCGCGTGTTCACCCCGGCATTTCCGAGGCTTTCGCGGGCCAGTTCCAGCAGGGTCATGCCGCGATACTGGCGCGCCGCGTCCTCCAGCTGGAACAGCGTCGGGCTGTAGCGGTGCAGCAGCGCATTCGCCACGGCGTCGCGGCGGGTGATGCGTTCGTCCCGGCCGCCGAGGGGGACCGAGACGTGCGGGAAGGTGCGGGTCTCGTCGGATTTCGCGGCAACCTGATCGAGGATCAGGCGACGGGACTCGTCGACGCTGACGCCGCGCTTGACCAGATCCTCGGCGAAGCCGCGCTCGAGGTTCAGCCGCCCGGCCAGATCGTAGATGGTGGAGACGCGGTCGCGCTCCGCCTCGCGGGCGCGGGTCGCGACCGCCTCGGTGTCGGGCGCGCTCGTCGGGGCGGTGTGGAGCTGCGCCCGGGTCTCGCTGGCCGCGACCTTCGGGTCGGGCGCAGCCGATTTCGGCTCGGTCATGGGGGTGTCCTCGGTTTCGACCGGCGCGGTCGGCTGGGTGGTGGCGGGGGTTGCGGCGTCGCGCGCCGGGGTCTGGGTCTTGTCCGTCATCGGGGTCGGTCCTTTCGTGCTTGAAGGGGCGTCCCGGCGGTGGAGGACGCAGTCGTGAAGGGGATGCTGGGCGCGGAAGCCCGCGGCGGGATCGGCGCCGACCGCGACGGCGGAGACCTCGAAGGGCGTCCAGTCCACCGCTCGCCAGAGCTCGCGCGCGGCCTCGGGTTTCGAGACCTCGAAGCGGTGGACCTGGTAGCCGATGGAGACCGCGCGGATGTGCCCGGCCTGGATGTCGCGCCAGATCGGCTCGACATCGGCGCGTTCGCTGATCCGCACCAATGCGAGGCCGCGTCCGTTCTCGATCCGGGCCGAGCCCGGCACGACCGAGCCGATCACCGCGTCGAGCGTGTCGAGCTCGTGCACCTTCAGGAACGGCGCGCCCGCGTTCAGCCGGTCGAGCCGGACATGGGCCGGGTCGAGGCTCAGTTCCTCGTCATAGGGCTCGCCGAAGAAGGTCGCGCGCCGGACGCGGGCCCCGGCCGACCAGATCACCTCGACGGTGCGGCTGTCGGCATCGGCCGTGTTCGGCGCAAGCTCCGCCGACCGGCGCATGGCCGGCAGTTCGATCATCGTGTCCATGGGGTCAGTCCTGTTGGTCGGCCTGCGCCGGGTCGGTATCCGCATCGGCGGTGGGGTCGTCGTCGGCCGGATCGCTGGTCTGCGCGCTGCCGGTCTTGGTGACGCGGCGAGGGTCGCTGTCGAGCACCAGCCCCAGCGCATCAAGCTTGGCGTTCGTCGCGGCGATTTCGGCCAGCACCGCATCGGGATTGCGGCCCTGCCGGGCGATCACCTCGGCCAGCGTCATGGTGCCGGACCGGATCGACAGCAGGTTCGCCATTGCGTCCTTCTGCGGATCGACCGCCTCGAACTTCGGCGGCGACCATTCGACCGGTACGATGGGCGACGGGATCTGCCCCGCGGCCCATGCGGCCTCGGTGAACCACCGCCAGACCGGCGCGCAGAACATCGGGATGAAGAGTTGCCACTGCACGGCGTCGACCTGGCGGCGGAACTCCACGAGCCCCGCCCGGATCGAGGAATAGTTCACTTGGCTGAGATCGCCGGTCAGCAGCTCGTAGGGCACCCGGAACCCTGCCGAGATCGTGTGCAGGCTCGCCCGCTTGTATTCACCGTAGCCGCCGGTCGCCGAGGGCTGGTTGAAGC